GGTATACACCATCTATTCTATAATCCGTGCCATATTGCCTTAAAAGAATACTTCTGTATCTGCCATACTTCTTAAAACGAGGAAACCCGCCTCTTCTAAAAAACCCCTCATAAGCGTTATTCAGTCTGTATATCACCATTTGCCGAAGTGTGGCTGGCATATCGCCATATTCCTTTACTTCTTTTTGTAAATCATAACGGGATAACGTTTTTTTATTTTCCTTATACTCACTTATTTTTCTTTCAAGACAATGATTATAAAGTAGACGAGATTGCTCAAGTAAAATATCAAGCGTTTTTACTTGTTTTTTAGTAGGGTATATTTTCGCTTCTCTAGTTATCATATACCCCTATTTTAGCAAGCGATAATTTATTTGTCAAGTATCAATATGGACGCTATCATCCACACGCCTGAAGGCGTGGGATTTCCCGCTTATTGTCTTAAAAATTATATCACGTTTGAACTTTCAAAAACTTCTTCGGGGAGCATTAGAGCCTCCCCACGCATACTCACAAGTGTAAAATCGCTAATCACGTCATTTTTTGTTATTTCAAATTGGAGGGAGTTTCCTATCTCATATAATTCTTTTCGATAGGTTTTATCAAGGTCTGATGCCAAAGCCGGGGTTCCAGTTGGAAGTCCCCACCTCATAACACCCCACATTACTATTCCCCACCCTGTCCGACCTGAGCTTGAGCTGAATGGTTTTACGTCTATTACTTGCGCTCCGTTTATAATTGTTTTTAATTTTATAGTTCCTTTAATTCTAAAAATTCTAAGATCTGCCCACTTGAAGAGCTTTGATTGTCCGGAGTTTCCAAGGTCTTCGTTTCTGGTTCTTATCACGGTTGATATTGCTGATCCGTCATAATTTTTATAAAGCCCTTCGGTTATAAATTCCCAGACTTTATTTGTGTCGCTTCCTCCTACATATAATTTTTGTTTATTGTCAAATCCATCGTAGACCAGCCAACAACGGACATGACAGTCTGCGCCATCCCATACTCCTAAAAATGCTAAATATTTTCTATCATAAACTAAGATTTTTTTATTTATTGTTTCTCCAGTTGGGGTATAGGCCAGATAATATCTTCCGTTATTGTAGACACCTTCACAGTTTGATATATAATTTCCGTTTATATCATTGTAGAGCGATTGGACACGGCCTTCTGATAATGAGGCGGTTCTAATTGCGGCAGCGAAGTTTGGCTCATAACCTAAAATTCTAAGTTTCTTTTCCGAATCAATAAATGCAACGTCATTTTCCATGATAACCATTGATCCTGGCGCTCCACATCCTACGTAAGTTATTAGTTCCTGAATTACCGCGTCTCCTGTAGTGTCGCTAAAATAAAATTGATGTATTGATCTTTCTTTTCCGAGAATTATTTTATTTTCAAATGGCGCCAATCCGTTTACTCCGGCGTCGTTGTCTCCTGGTCGGACGTCTACCCAACCTCCATTGTGCGAGGGACTAAATGATTCATATCTTAATCCCGTTCCTGAATAATAAAGTCTATGAACAGCATCGGGATCGCCAGCTCCGATAAGTGATCCTCTTAGTTGTTCCCAGAATTTTAGTGACGGCCCGTCAGTCGAATCCCCATCAGGTGGAAGCCATAATTGAGGGGCTACAGTTCCTTTATCATCCCACGTCACGGTTTCTCCTGAAGCTGGCTGGTCGATATAAAAAAGTAAAGTCACGCCCATATCTGTAGTTTTTCGACCGTAGACGTTATATCCGATTACTTGGGTTTCCGTTCGTCTTGTGAATGTAATTCTATTGTAGTTTGTCGTGTCGAGGATTACATTTCCATTTACTATCGAGACGTTTGTTGCGGGGAGAGATTGTCCTTTATCAGTTACGGTTGTTACAGTATATTCATATTTTTCAGTCCCGGTCGATCCTTGAGGATCTACTGCCAGTCCTGTTGGTGCGGCTACGGCTGTAAAAAATGAAACTAATGTTCCGTTATATCTTGAAAAACTATCTATTCCATTTCCGAAGTAGAGGTTGCTTCGCATTTTTACCCCTCTGGTTCTTAGGTCTGTAGTGAATGATCCTCCGCTTACTGTATCCCAGGTTGCAGTTGCAATATTATATTTTCGCAGAACGCCTTTGTTTATTGCTAAAAGTTCATTCTTTGTTAGCCCTTCTTTATATTGAAAAAGTCCGTCGATCACGCCGGCTGAGCCTACTTCCCCTCCTAAAATATCCCCACCACGTCGAGGTCTTGCTGATCGTTTTCCGTAGAGTTCTCCGTTTGTCATTTCGGCCAGTTCACTTCCTTTGAGTTCAGTTGCCAAGGCGAAGGAATTTACTCCCTGGTTAAATCCATCAAAGCTCCACTCCCTGGTTGGAAGGTTACCTCCCGACGGAAGAGGAATTGTTTTTCTCATAGTTTATTTTGGATAGGTTCTACGAAACCCGATAAATTGTAAATAATGTTGTAGCCTTTTTGGATTTCGGTCACTTCTTTCACTTTGCTGATCGGTTATTTTTCCTATCATTTTCTCGTAAATATTAAAAAGTCTATTTCCCTGGACGTCAAGATATCGTGACCATTGGACGTATGCAGCTCCGAGTGTGGCAACTGCTTTTCTATACCTGTCTGGGATTGGGAATGTCGAGTCTGACTTTGTGTCTTCAATTCTTACTGGGATGTAGTAATACCAAATATGTACGACTAAAATTTCAGTCATAAGATCGCCTTTTAGAGTTAGTGTCGCTTCATCTGGGCTGATATAAAAATACTTTCCCGATGAGTATCGGGTGTCGTTCCGGTCTTCCCAGTTTATTGGCAGGTAGGCTTCAGTTTCGGACCCAAGTAAAATTTCTTTTATTGGTCCAGGCCATCGCATATCTGTTATGTCGGATATGTCTATCGTATTTACTCCGACTACGGTTGATTTGGCGGCATTTTCTTTTACTAAAAATGGCCACTTTCTTTCGTTGGCAAAATCGACTACTGCGTCATTATATGTACGAATCCTGATAGGGGTACTTACAACTGTTGTTTCTCCAAGCTCTTTCGATTGGTCACTAAGTCCTGTTGTTAAAACGTGCATACTATTATAAATAATTTTATAATTTATGCCTTTGTGTGCTTGTGTTTACTTTATTTTATTACTCCGTCAAACTCGTCTGGTATATTTTCTTTTTTTCTTATGTCTTGATATGCATCATAATCTCTTACGCCATAGGCATATTCTCCTACATGTAAAAGTTCTATTGTCGGATCTGCCCAGACTTCAAATTTATGATCATTTACTTTTCTACAAAAATAAACATCTTCCCCCATGTACTGGCCTTTGTAACTTCCGAATCCAAACCACGGATATGGTATTTTCTTTACTACCTCTGTTTTTATCAGCATGAATCCTGTTGCAATCGACCAAATTTTGAACGGCTTATCTTTCGGGAATTTATAAGGGACCACAATTTTATCGTTCTCAAGACTGTTTATCGTTGGCAGGTGCGGTATTTGTCTTCTAAAATACACGCCTCCGATAACGTCTTTGTCATCTTTCACAAGACGATTTATGCTGTCCGGTGGGAATTGCATATCACTATCAATAAACATTATATGGCTGAATCCCTTCTCTATCGCTCCACTTACGATTTTATTTCTTGCGTCGTGGATATAACACGATTTCTGGATATGCAACGTAGCGGGGTATTCCAACACTGCAGTTGCAGAAAAGATAGATACTACGGTTTCAGTCTTAATCGTATCGAGAGAGGGCACGCCCAAAATTATTTTCGTATCCATATTAGTTTATCTTAATTCGTTTTTAATAAAATAACAAGGTGTCAGCTTTGTTTTCTGTTTCCTCTGAAAAAAGCCTTAGATAATTTCAACCCAGTTTTATTTGCTCCCTGTTTTAATTTTGCGATTAGTAATTTTGCTTTGGCTATTCCTGTTGCACTTGTTTTACTTCCTCTTATCAAATCTTCTATTGTAAGGACTGTTGGCTTCGGGATTGATATCTTTGGCTGTCCAACAAAGAAGTCCGCGCTTAATGGTTTTATTG